AACACTTCCAACCAAGCCAATATTTACTACCGCATATTCAAAGTCACGAATCTCATGGGGTAAGTCACTGACTTATTTAATGTAAATTAAAGAGAGACTTCGGTCTCTCTTTTTTATTGCTACTACCATAAAGGATATAAATCGATAAAAATAAATTGACAAACACTCTCCAGCCATATATAATAGTGGTTCATAATTTTGGAGAACTATCGGTGTCAAACAAATTAAATATACCCGCAAAAGAAAAACTATTGGAAATATATAATAAAAACAAATCTATTTCTAAAACTGCAAAATATTATAATACCTCTAATCCAACAATGCGCTCTTGGCTTATCTATCACGATATATCCAGATACTCACAAAAAGAAGCCAGCCTATATGATACTTTTTCTAAAAAGATAGATATTCCGGGAAAATTAGAACTAGAAAATATCTATACCCGTTTGTCAATTAAAGATATACAAAACCTATATGGTGTTGGGCAAGAAACAATTTATTCATGGTTAACGGAATATAATATTCCTAAAATAAATATTTCAACAAAAGTAAGTCAAAGAAAAACCGAAATATTTAATAAAAGGTTTAATCTATCAAAGGAACAAATTGAACAAGATTATAGCGTCTTGCAGTGTATGGGTTCATTGGCCGAAAAATATAAATGCTCTAATAGCACCATAAAAAAACTGTTTAAAATATTCAACATTGAGGCCAAATTTGCCAAATCTTCCGTCGGCCAAAATGAAGTTTATGACTTCATTGTATCGTTGGGCATGACAGCACATAAAAACGATAGAAAAATAATAGGACCACTGGAATTAGATATCGTCATTCCAGATAAGAAAATTGCAATAGAATACTGCGGAATATATTATCATTCGGAAACTTGGGGCGGCAAATCTAAATTTTATCACTATAACAAGTTGAAACTATGTCAAGAGGTCGAATATGATCTATATACTATATTTGAATCTGAATGGAAGACAAAAAAGGATATAGTAAAATCTATAATAAGACATAAATTAGGATGTACCGAAAAGAAAATACATGCGAGAAAGACTGTATTTAAAAAAATAGATTATGCAGAAATAAAGAAATTTGAACACAATAATCATTTACAAGGTTCAAGACCGGGTTCAGAATATTATGGGTTATATCACGAAAACGATCTTGTTATGTCTATTAATATAGGAAAATCGAGATTCAATAAAAACTATAAACATGAGCTAATTCGCATGACTTCTAAACAGAACACTTCTATTCCAGGAGGTATGAAAAAACTATTTCATAATGCTAAAATCAAAGAATGTATAACATATGCGGATTTGAGATATGGAACAGGAAAATCATATGGAAAAAGTGGATTTACGTACGTTGGGAAAAGCAATCCTAATTACTTTTATTTTCACAAATCCAACCACGAAATTCTATATTCCAGGCTAAAGTTTCAAAAGTCTAAAATACCAAATGTTGATGCCAATAAGAGCGAATATCAGAATATGTTGGAATTAAACTATGATCGAATCTGGGACTGCGGCAATGCAATTTTTTCTATATAAAGCAAGAAAGATAGAGGTATAAAATGAAACCACAAGATCAAGAGTTTTTTGTTGAGAAGAATGAAGTAGGAGATTGCGTTCGGGCCTGCACCGCTTCAATATTGGAACTAGATATTAAAGACGTTCCTCATTTTGTAAAAAATGAACCCGGCATCGCCTGGTATCCTACGTGGGAAAAGTTCATGGAAAATCATGGTCTGAAACCTATAATGTATGATGGTTATCCTAGATTTAACGGATATTCTCTGGCCTCGGGTGTTACGCATCGTGACACCAAACATATGGTAGTATTATGGAATGGCGATATTAAACATGATCCTCATTATGCCCGAACAGGTCTAAAAGAAACTGACACGGTTTGGTTGCTGTCCTCTACAAGCTAAATACACCATGATCACAACGGCAATCATACTATCAATTATATCTATATTCTTGTTCTTATTTCATATCACAGGAATATTTGATGTGCTGTATTGCTTTTTAAACGGTCACCTCTGGGGTGAAAGCGTATATGAGCAGTCAGAACATACCCTGACCACCCACTGCGAACGTTGTGATGAAATTGTTTATACCAATGATCGGGAACCATAATGACAACAAATAGCACTCTCCTTCCAGAAAACACCAACAATCTTCAAACAAACAAATTTACTTTTGTTGCGCCGGGAATGCCATATGGCACGTACTTCTGTCAGACAGTGAATTTTCCTGGTGTCAATACCAGTGAAGTTATGGTGCCTACACCGTTTTCGGAAACATATCGTCATGGTGATAAACTTCAATACGATCCGTTAACCATTACAATTTTAATTGATGAGGATATGCGGGCCTGGGAAGAAAGTTATAATTGGCTTAAAGGCATAACATTTCCTCATAATGGACGCGAGTATGTACAGCAGCGTAAAAAAGGAATTTATATTGATTGTACGCTGACCATAAATCGCAACAGCAACACACCAAATTTGCGTGTTCTTTTCAAAAATTGTCATCCGACTTCCTTAGGACCAATTACTTTTACCGCAACAGATGATGCTAACATGGTACCAACGGCCGACCTCACTCTACGTTATGATACCTTTGAATTCCAACGATTAAATCAAGGATAACACTTGCCTTAAGAATGGATTCATAGTATAATTACCGTATTATAACTATGAGGTTTAGAAATGGCTGGCAAGGGCATATCGTTAGAGGATTTAATGGAACTTTGGAGCAAGGACTCCAAGATCAATAAAGACGAACTGGGAGCGGAATCCCTACGCACACCCGAATTACATTCTAAATATATGAACTACATGACCTTTCACCGTATGATTGTCAAGGCCATTAATTCGGAATATGTTGTTATGCGTAAATTAAAAACAGAATATTATCTAGGACAACACAATACCGATAAGCCTTTCCTTGATGAATATAAACTTGAGCCGATTCGGGCCATGATTCTGAAAGATAGCATACCAACTTATTTGGAATCAGACCCGCACCTTATTCCACTTCTTTTAAAGAAAACAGTGCACGAAGAAATTGTGGAATACTGTAAATCGGTTATTCTAAATCTCAAAGACAGAACTTGGTCAATTCGTAATGCAATTGAATGGGAAAAATTCACAATGGGTGCCGGCTAAATTATATGCAAGCTGATATAACTATACACCAAGTAAATCACGTAAATGTTTATGTTGAATGTTCAGATGCCATTGCATCGGAGTTGCGTGATTATTTTACTTTCATGGTGCCAGGATATCAGTTTATGCCGGCGTTCAAGGCTCGCATATGGGATGGCAAAATACGAATTTTTAATATTCGTGATCATTCCCTATATAAAGGTCTTATTCCAAAACTTGAAAAGTTTGCAACCAATCGTAACTATCATTTGGTGTATGGTTATGAGGAATATGATAATGAAATGTCATTGGCCGAGGCCGAACTATTTGTTGACAGTCTTGCACACGATCTGGATAACCGGGAATATCAGATTGAAGCATTCGCCAAGGCCGTGCGCAAAAAGAGATTAATTCTTTTGTCTCCAACAGCATCCGGTAAATCTAAAATCATATATGATACGTTTAGTTGGATACGCCGCGTTCCAATGAAAAAGAAAGGCCTGCTTCTAGTTCCAACCGTGCAGTTAGTTGAACAGATGTATAAGGACTTTCAAGATTATTCAGTTAACAATGGATGGTCTGTTGAAAATAACGTTCACCGAGTTTATGAGGGCAAACCAAAGGGCACCGAGAAGCATCTAACTATCTCAACTTGGCAATCATTATACACGTTAAGGGGTGATTGGTTTCATCAGTATGAATATATAATTGGCGACGAAGTTCACCAATTCAAATCAAAAAGCCTGACTTACATAATGGAAAATTTGGTAAATGCAGAATATCGCATTGGCCTTTCTGGTTCACTTGATGAATCATTGACAAACAAAATGGTCTTGGAAGGATTATTTGGTCCTGTTTCACAAGTGGCCACAACTAAAGAGTTAATGGATAAGGGCTATCTTTCCACTCTGCATATAAAAGCTTTGGTATTAAAACATCCTACTTCGATTTGTCAGTTGGCACAAAAATGGACATATCAACAGGAGATTGAATATATCATACAGAATGCGTCTAGAAATGTCTTTATCAAAAATCTGGCCTTGTCCCTGACCGGAAATACCTTGGTACTGTACAATTACGTACATAAACACGGCATTGCATTACATAAACTTATTGAAAAGAACTTACCCGAGGATAAGGTTCTTCATTTAGTTCATGGTAAGACAGATGTTGAAGTGCGCGAGGAAATTAGAAAGATTATTTCACAATCATCAAATAATATAATCGTTGCATCATATGGCACCACCTCAACAGGTATAAACATGCCAAACCTACATAATACTATATTTGCATCACCAAGTAAATCCAGAATCAGGAACCTGCAATCCATTGGCCGAGGCCTACGTATTGGTACGGATGGATCGGACACACACGTATTGTATGACATTGCGGATGATCTACGTAAAAACAAGAAAGAAAACCATACACTTAAACATTTCCAGATCCGATTGAAACTATATGCATCGGAAAACTTTGATTATAAAATTTACAAAATTCAACTTAAGGATTAACAGAATGGATATTAAACTATTCCGATTACAGAGCGGCGAGGATATCATAACACATTACGAATACATTAATAATCAGGAAGATATGCCGGCCCACTACAAGATTACCAATCCTCTAAAGATTGTTTACCTTACCCCAGGTCTAATGAGTAATAAATTCATGGTATCATTATTGCCTTGGATATTCACCTCCCTGACCAAGGATAAGGAATTCATCCTAATGCCACGCGATATATTGACCATGGCTAATCCTTCAGATAAACTACTTGCTTACTACATAAGCATTAACACCAAGATAAATGAAATGTTTGAGGATATAGAAATGTCTGATGAGGATAATGAAAAAACACTATCGTCTTTCGGCGGTAGTGTTGAGGAAGAATTGGATATGATGGATGAGAATGAGGAACAATTACAAGGTGAGGAGTATCTAGAAATGATAAGAAAGACATTAACAAAGGTTCCAACTAATAAGAAAAGACTACATTAAGAGGTCCTAGTTCCTCCATATAAGGCAATATCAAAAGGGACAGTCCTGTTATAACACGAATGGCAACACTTGGCAAGAAAAAAATGAGAAAATGACAGAAAAAACAATAAGAAAAAAGAAAAATGTCAATGCAGTGCATTATGTTGATAATAAGAAGTTCCTGGATGAAATTAAGAAGCATAAAGCTAAGGTCGCGGCGGCGAAGCTGGCAGGCAAGCCCGAACCAAGGCTTAATGATTACCTAGGTGGTTGCATCATGAAAATTGGTGCTAAGGTGTCAACCATACCTAAATTCTATGGGTATTCATTCCGTGAGGAAATGGTTTCCGATGGAATTGAAAACTGTATTCTCTATTTTGACCGATTTGATGCGGACAAATATGACAATCCATTTGCATATTATACCCAGATCATGGTGTGGGCCTTTGTCCGCCGTATCAATAAGGAAGAAAAGAACCGATATATCATATATAAGAATTTCGAAGTTTCTATGATTAACAATGGACAAATTGACACATTGACAGATGAAAATGATAACTTGATTTCCGTGCCAATGTATGATAATATATTGGTGTTCATTGCTCGTTACGAATTCAAGGAACTAAAAAAGAAATTCAAACGGGCCATCATGAAAGGAAACGTTAAGTATTCCGATATTGTTGATTTGTGCTCGGAAATAGTCAAGTCACAAGGAATCTCTCCCGCTACATTGGTACAAGAGGTACTAGGTGAGATTATAATCACCCAAAAACAACTTGGTTGGTTCCACGAAATAATGAAAAGTCATGGACACAATGACACATATAAACCCAAGGAAATTAAAGATTGAAACTAGCCCTTATTACGGATCTTCATTACGGAATACGCAATGACAGCCCTATATTCTATAACTATCAAGAGAAATCAAACCAGTTATTTTTTGAAACTCTGCGTAACAGAGGCATAACTGATATTATCTGTCTTGGTGATTTATATGACCGGAAGAAGTATGTTAATTATGTGACGGCCTCCCGCGCCAGAACGGACTTTTTGGATATAGTTGATGCTAGATTCAATATGTCCATTATTGCGGGCAACCATGATATCTATCATAAGAATCATTCCGAAATTAATGCTCTAAAAGAATTGGTGCATGGTAGATATACAAATATTGAATGTATATTTGAGTTGAAATCAAAATTCTATGATAGCACAGAAATCCTTCTCTTGCCATGGATCAACGATGCCAATTATGATGCAACGTTGCAGGTTATAAACAAGACGACAGCACAAATATGTTTCGGTCACCTTGAGTTGGATGGTTTTGAAATGG